CGATATCCGCGTGATCCTTCTGGTAGTTTCTGGTCATGCTCTCGCTGGCGTGACCGGCTATCTTCTGCCCATCCTTACCGGCTTTTTGGTACAGGTGCAGCGACAACGCTCGCACTTCGTGGAAGCCGGGCATTTCCTCTTCCTTCCATCCTTTATAACAACCCGCCGCCTCCCGAGCCTCTTTGAAGGCCCGCGTCAAATATCGTTCTTCAACCTGCGTCCAGTGGTCCTTTGTCTGCGCTTGCTTCTGCTTCTTGCGGTCCGGCCGCCGATGGATCAGGTAAGGCGAGACGATGTCATCCCTGCACCGGCTGATCACGGCTTGTAGTTCGTCGGTCACCTTGAACCGGATCCACGCTGCGTCACTGGCCTTGGCCGTCTTCTGCTGCACCACATACAGGTGTCCCTCCCGAACCCCGTCAAATCGCATATTTAAGATGTCGGTGCGCCGCTGCGCAGTGATCAATGCCAAGTCAATTGCGTTTTGCAGCCAGGCAGGTGATTTTTCTCGAATGGCCTTAAGACCCTCGATGGTGTGTCGCTTGCGCTGCTTTTTCTCGATCCGGTTGATGGTGCTGGCCGCCGGGTTGTCCGGGCATAGGCCCTTGGCCGCTGCGTGGTTGAAGATGTCGATCAGCAGCGCGCGGCACTGATTTGCCGTGCGCGGGGTGAGCGCATCCAGCATTTCGGCAATCATACGGATTGTGATTTGGTCGACCGCTTTGCCTTCGAACTGTTTCCGGAAGCGGCGAAAGTGCACGGCATACAGGCCCAAGGTCCCTTTTGCCAGTTCCCGTGGCGGCAGCACGTCGCGTTCGTAGGCGTCCAGGAAGCCGGCGAAGGATTCCGATGTGCTGCCCATCACGGCGCCGATAAGGTCTGCGCCGCGCATGAACTCCAGATTCAATTGCTTCGCGGCATCGATCGCTTTGATCCGGTCAGAGCCGAACTGGAACCACTTACCGTCGGTAGGCCGGCGGTAGCGATAGGTCGAGCGCCGCGAATCGAAGTACAGGTTCTGCGGTAGGCTCTTATTCGCCTTGTTGCGCGGCCGTGGGACCATCATGCAGCTCCTTTCAATACCATTGCGACCAGGTCATTACCGTCCGACCGGCTGAATGCTGTCCAATCAACGTACCAGAGTTTCCCGATCTGCTCGCCGGGCACTTGGCCGTTGCGGATGTAGTTGCGGATCGCCTGGGGGCAGGGTGGTGTGCCGTTTTCACCCCAGCGCCGGCGCTGGAATTCACTAATCTTGATCAGCTCTTTTTTCATCGGTGTGCTCCATGCCGCGCGTGGCGGCAGAAGGTGGTGAGGGGTTATGCGCTGGCCTTGGCCAAAACTGCGTCGGCCACCGCCATTGCGGCCTGGGCGTCTTCCACGTAGGCAGGATCGAACCCGCCGGCCAAGTGAATGGTCCCCTGGCAGGCGCGAAGGTTTTCGCGGGTAAGCTTCAGCGCGGCCACCAGGTCTTCGTGCAGTCCGCGCTCCTCCCGGCCGATGTCCCAGAAGCGTTGGCCCCAGTGTCCGGGCGGTGGCGGGTTGGAGTTCTGCGCACCCATGGCCAGTGCGCCGACGACCATGTCGCACAGGTCGCGCTTGTAGGCGTTGTCGCCGTCGATGCTCAGTCCTTGGCGGCGCAGCGCGTCGAGCGCGTTGTTGAGGTTTGCTCCGGGCGAGGGCAGGACCAGGTCGAAGTCTGCCTTGCCAGGGCGGCACACCACCATGAACATCTGGCAGTCGAGCGGCAGGTGCTGGGCGATATCGGAGATCGCATCAATCGCCACTTCGCGCAGTAAAGATTTTTGATCAGGCATACGAATACCTCGCCCGCCGTACACCGGCAGGCTGTAGGTGGATTGGGGTTAGGAGGGTTCGTTGCCGGCTTTCATCGCTTCGCGTTTGTCCCGAGCGATGATTTCCGTGCATCTTGGATCGTCGACGCCGCACTGGTCGGGCATTCCCTGGCTGAACGTCAGGCAGCAGTCGGAACAGATCCAGCCGCACTCGCCCCGGGCTGCCCGTTGCGTCCAGTCACGAGTGGCTTTGTTCATGCCCTCAATGTGCGCGTCGAGTTCCGACAGAGGGATTAACGAAACTTCAACGTTCAAGGCCTGGGCCCTCGATACACAAGCATGGCCATGTAGAGCAGGGGGAGGATCATGGTTGTGGCTCCTTGCTCATGGCGGCGTCGATCGTGATGTCCACGTTCTCCTTGCTGAACTTCACGCCGGTAAACCAAATCGGTGTGCTCAGGTAGAACTGATGGACGGACTCGCTCTTATCGCGCAGCCACCGATACCGCTCGGCATCCTTGCGCAGCGCGGTCATCTCGGCATCCCAGTCGAAATTCGCAAGTTCAACTATTTGCGCTCTCCCAATCTGGGCACGAAGCGATTCGTTCTCGTCCCGGAGCCGGTCGATTTCTTTCTTCAGGCGCATCCCGCAGGCGTACTTCATGCCGTTGCGGGCTTCGTCTAAATCGTCCAGCAGGGTCTGGACAGCGGCGGGGCTTGCAGCCTCAATGAACGCCCGGTACACCTCGGGGCATTGCACGCTGTCCTTATAGGCGCTGATTGCATCGCCGTCGGCGCCATGCCGGCCGCTGACCTCAGTTGTCAGGCGAAGGGTGGAGTTGCTGTCCCACCACTTCCATTCGACGGCGCCAGCAGCCTCGACTAGTCGCCTCAGTTCGGTTCGGTCGATCATGGCGTTACTCCACCCCGTTCAGGTAGCAAGGCTCCGTGGCTTCAGCCAGCCACTGCCGCAGAGAGCCTGCTGGAACACCGGGCGAGTCTTCGTCCTGCCACTGCTGGTCAAGCTCAGCCTCGCCAGTGAGGACCACGTCGTAATCGTCGGAGTTTTCGTGCAGCCAGTCGCCATTGTGCTCAGCCAGGACGGCCAAGGCCTGATCGGGGTTCTGCGCTGCGACCCAATCTTGGTCGCCGACCTGGTAGCACAGTAGTGGGCCATCTTCCGGATTGAAGGTGTAGCTTTTGGAATTCATGGCGTTGTCGATGGCCTTGTCCAGTTCGGTGCCGAACAGAACGTCCTCATGGCTGGCCAGGCCAACGACAATCCATTGTTCTTCCGGGAGCGTTACGGGCGCGCTGGCTTTTGGCTCGCGCAGAAAGCGGTACCGATCAGCGAGCGGGCGATCTTCGTCATGACTTCGCTTGAGGCCCTCGACGTTTGCGAGCAGAGTCGACAAGGAGTGATTGCTGCTCAGGCCGAACACGTTGTATATCCGGGCCAAATCTGGGTGAACTTGAGACATGAGTCGTCCTTGCCGCTATAGCGGCTGACTTTGAAGGGGGAGGGAGTTACGGGTATTTCTTGCTGATGCGCGTGGCGATGGCTTCGAGCTTTTCGGCCATGGCCCACATGTCGTTGTTGTCGCGGCGAGAGACGACTGGGGAGCGCTGAACGTTGCGGTCCATCAGGATCTTCGCGGCCAGCAGGATCAACCAGGCTTCGAGCTTGCGGCGGACGAAGCGCTTCACGGCTTAACCGTTTCGTCGGGGTCGAACCCGAACCGCCGACAGAGCGCGTGTGCAACGCCGGACCCGCAGCAGAAAGCGTCCTTCATCGCCACCCAGCGCAGCGTGCCGCGCCGGCTTGTGCCGGTCACCATTCGGACGGCTGTATGGAGAAGGTCGTGTTCGGTGAATTCGCAGCCCGACAGGGTGATCGCGCGGCTTTCGGCCTGCTGCGCGGTCAGCTCATCAATCCGCTGATCCGCTGCGTTCAGGCGCTGCTGCAGGGCAAGGTTCTCGGCGGACACGCGGTCAAAGTCGGCGCCTAACACATAGCTGTCCCTCGCCTTGCCGCCCTCAGCCATGCCATCACTTACCCAAAAATATCGCTTCACGCTTTCCATACACCCTCCTGTGGCTTAACGCTGAATTTGTAGGCGGCATAGGGAACTGCCGCGTTGAGGGCCAGCACGCCGATCAGAAACCAGATCATGCGACCTCCCGAGATACCAGATCATGGGCATTCACAACCTTCATGCCGAGCTCGCGGGCAATGTGCACTTCGAGCCGGGCGCCTTTCGAGTTCTCCCACCCGGGCAACACCGCAACCTGACCGCACAGGCCGAGGCGGGTCAGGTCGTAGGCCATGTAGTCGGCCCAGTCCGCTCCGTCGACGACGCCGTGTTCCGCGGGATTCTCGACGACGTAGCCCCGGGCGCGCAGCTCGGCGGCCATCGCGTTGAAGGCCGGGAAGTTGAAGTCTTCGAAGCCAGTCATGGGCCCGGCCAGGTACAGGCGGTTGGCGCGGCTGGCCGCGAGCGTGACGCGGCCCTTGGCCATCTGCACGCCGCGATTCATGCCCATCGCATAGGCCTGGTCCTGGAACGCAATGAGCTGATCCGAGAAGCGCTCGGCGTGCTGCTGGTGCAGGCGCTCAATGGCGGCGTGGTCTTCTGGGTGGTTTCGGTTTTCTGCGGGCATGGCGATGTCCTTGCCGGGGAACGCCCGGACTGTTGCTGAACGAGACGAGACGAACAATTTGTGGTAAAGAGATTCCTTGCGCAGGAGCGAAGAAATGACGACGAAAGGTAAGAAGATTGACGCAGACCAAGCGGCTAGCGCTGCTTCGAATACCGCACCGAAGAACTGTTTCGTAGTAACTCCAATTGGCAGCGGTGAATCAGCGACGAGGCGCGCAGCGGATGGTCTAATAAGTTCAGTAATTAAACCGTTAATGATTGAACTTGGATTTCATGTTCATGTTGCCCATGAGATATCAATCACGGGCTCGATCTCACGCCAAGTGATAGAACATATTTTGACAGCGGATCTTGTCATAGCCAATTTGTCTGAATTAAACCCCAACGTAATGTACGAGTTGGCGGTTAGGCATTGCACAGGCTTACCCGTCGTGGCGCTTGCAGAAGCTGGGACTAGGCTTCCTTTCGATATTTCTGATGAAAGGACCGTGTTCTATACCAACGACATGAGGGGGGTCGTTGAGCTCGCTCCTGCATTGAGAGATGCGGTAGACGCGGTAATCGCAAGAGGTGAGACAGATAACCCGGTGACGCGAGTCCAGCAGAATAGGGTGTTACTAGATAATTTGGATCAGGGGGATGCGAGTAGTATTTTGATTGGTCGTTTAGATAGTATTGAAAGCATGTTAAACGATCTTCGGAATATTAGTACAAGGTCTCAAGTCGCTGTCGTCGGGGCTCGGAGAGTTATGAAAATGGATCTTCTCGGTAGTGCCGCAGACATCGATAAATTTAGGAAGCTTGCTACCGTTTTACCTGGTGTGATCTCAATAGAAATCCAAAATGACGGCGAGCTCTTAGGAGAAGACCTAAAACGCCATTCTGCATACATCCGGGCCAACTCAACCCTTAAATATTCTGACCTGATTCCCGTTGCGGCTTCATGCAATATCATCATGGAGTGGAACACTCCGTCGTCGGTCGTCTAGCTGCCGCTGGGTTAGGCCTGGTGAGCAGAATATTAATTGGCAGCCCGGCATGAGGCCGGATCAGGAATGTCGAAGCGGGATTAATAAATATGGCACTGCCTAAATACGCAGAGGGTCACTCGAAGGAAGCGCTTGTGCGAATCACTTGCCAGTCCTGCGCCTCAAATAGATTTGGCCTTTTGAATAAACCTTTTGCTGCAACCATAAACGTAGGAGTAGATCCGGAAATCTACGTGACCTGCTTGAAGTGCGGAAATAAGCAATTCGACGCGGAAAACTGGTACGACGTCTGAGTCTTTCAGTGCGATAGCTGGGATAGGCAGGCCGGTTACCCGGCCTGGTGATTACTTCGGATCGAAGGCGCCAAGCGACAACCGTGCCGCCTCGCCGATTTTTTCCTGCAGCACTGCTTTGAATTCCTGCGCGATGTCTTCGCGCTGAACCTCTTCGCCAACCCAGCGAAGTTTCAGCACCGGCTGGGAACCGCTGGTGATGACCGACAGCCGAAGGGTGATGACTTGTTCGGTCAAGCCTTCGAACGGGATGGTGCTGAACTGCAGCGAAACCGGTAGCGTTTCTTTGCTGCGCGCTTCGATCTGGTCCATGGCGCTACGGCTGGCGCTGGTCTCGCCCACGGTGGTTTCCGATTCGCTGGAGGCCTTGATGGTGATGGTTCGCACGGCTGCAATTGCCTTGGCTACCGGGATGGCCTTGCCTTCCTCGTCGACCGGAGTGAGGTACTGGTGCCAGTCTTCGATCCAGTCGCTCAGGTCCTTCTGGCTGATGCCGCGTCCACCGATTTGCTGGGCTGCTGTGTATCCTGCGGTTGGCTTCAACTTGAGAATGGCGCGGTCATCAGCATGACCAGGGACTTCGGCGGTGCCCAGGTTGAACAGAAGGACACAGCTCATTGCGTCTTGATCGATGAAGCCGCGGGCGCCAAGCTCAGCCCGCTCAACCACGTAGGCGCTGAAATCTGCCAGCGAATGGGTGCTGTAGGTTCCACGGAAGCGGCTACGACCGGCCTGGAACTTCTCCAAGTCGATGACTTTCGAGCTTTCCGGCAGCACCACGGTTGGTACCAGTGTTGCCAGCTTTTTGCCGTTGGCCTCCAGAGCCGTATCGGTGATCAGCTGAATTGCATCTTTGGTAAGTGACATCGCGTATTTCCTTGGATTGCGGAGGGAGGGTGAGCGGGGTAGATCAGGTGCGCTTAGGGATTGGCGCGTCGTCGCGGCTGAACAGCTGGTCATGCTTCTCCGCGAAGAGCGTCACGCGGCCGCCGGTACCCACGTGCATGGGCGTGTCGAGGCTGGTGTTTTCGCTGCGGGTACCGCGCTTGGTCGGGACCTTGTAGTCAAGCTTGTGCTTGATTTTCACCTGGTGAGATTCGCCGATCTGGCTGAAGTCCAGGGTGATGACCAGCTTGCCGGCCTTCCCGTGGTCAACAACCCCTGCGGCTACCTCGGAAATGGCGTGGCCGATTTGGCTGGCGAATGCTCCGCCGTTGAGCTCTTCCAGAAACTCGGCTGTGTCGGTTGCTGTGGACATGGGTGTTTCTCCGGGTTGGGTTTCATTCCGCTGGCTGGAAGATCCAGCCACGTTTGCCTTCGGCGCTGGCGCGCCTGGTTGTTGATCCGCCTCATCGCTGCCCTGGGAATTTGATCCCGTTCTCGCTGGTGATCAGCTTGGCGCGCTTCAGGTCCATGTCCATTTCCTTGGCTGCCTCGCCAATGGTTTTGCCGGCCTTGGCCAGGGCTCGCAATCGCGGCGCATCTTTGTCCCGTGCTGCGCGCAGCTTCTCGCTACGGGTGCTCTTGATCGGTCCGCCGCAGTCGCCGCTGACACCGCTGTCGATCAGCTCGACTTTGTTCCCGGCACCGAAGAACTGGTCCAGCTTCTGGTTCAGGTCCTGAATGATTGCGTCCCGCGGGTTGGGCATTGGCACGCCGATCACTGGACACCTTCCGCCGGCCGGTTGGCCTTCTCTTCGAACTGCATGGCGATTTCCATTGCAGCCTTGTAAGTCCACCGAAACGCCTTGGTCTTGCCGCTGGTAAGGTCGACGATGTGATACGCCTCCCCGACAGCCTTCACCTGAAAACGAACCTTCTTTGGTGGCATCGCCTGGTCGACTCGTTCGAAGAACTCGATGCGCGCCGCATGGGTTTTCTGGAGCAGCACACCGAGTTCGTCGATGCGCTCTTGAAATGATGGATGCATGGCTGAACCCTCGGTGTGCACGCATAAAAAAAGCCCGATCGAGACCGGGCTTTCGGTTGGCTCCACAAACGCCTCCGTATGTGAACGCCGGGTGCCTTCGTTGGAAGGGCTTGAGGTTGGCTATTTCATGGCGGTTATCCTCCGTTGTTCGCTCACTGGGCAGGCAGTGGCCACCTATCGAAGCTGCATTGGAATGTCGGTCCTGACCAAGATGCCTAACTACGTCCGCCCGTTCGCATAAAAACAGTTGGCCTGGATCAGCTTTTTTCATGGGGCGCCGACATTCCGATGCAGCCTCTTTCGAGGTGATCGGGAAGGTCTCCAATCTTCTGACGGGGTCTCTGATTATTTATATTGCCGTAGGCCCTTGAATCGGCAATTACGTTGAGGCTATTGCCATCCCGCTGCCCACTCATGGAATGGGCAGAAGTGATGCTTAAGCCTTGTTCTTCGGCTTGCCGATCATCAAGACCATCAAGAGCAGCGCGACCAAAACGAGGTCGCCCACCATTGAGAGGATGCGGCTTGCCGAATCGACGAAGACCACGCCGCCGGCGAGCCCGTAGGCTGCCAGCGCCCGAACCTTGCCGCTGATCTTGCCCAGCATGGTTACAGGTAGTCTTTGAGGTTGAGGTTCATGATCTTGGCGGCCTTCTCAAGCACCACCATTTCGGCTGGCTCGATCTCGCCGTCAGCCTCGGCCACCGTGAGCATGAAGTTCAGGACGGTAGCCGCGTCGTCGACGCTGTGGGCCAAGTCCTTCAGTTCCTTCTCGGCGTTCTGCCGGATGATGCGCGGCCCGCCGTCGTTGAAGTCAGCTTTAGCGCGGTCGATGGTGTTGCTCAGCTCCGCGCCGAAGCCCTTCAAAGCGGCCGAGTTGTTGATGAGCTTCTCGATCTTTTCCAGCTCTTCCTTCTCGATGTCGCCATCAGCGGAAGCGACGTAGAACACGCCGTAGACCGAAGCCTGCATCAGATCGCGGTTGGTCATCACGGCCAGGGCCTGACGGGCTTCGCCGGATTTCTTGCCAAACAGTTTGCCGAACATGGTGATTCCTCTGGGGTGGGGTTACATCCCGCTGCACCCTGTCGCCAAGGTGCAGAAGTGATGCTTTCCGTCCAATTACCGCCGGAAGGGGCGGGGCGCATTGCATGCCGGGTCATTCGTGCCTACTGGGCATACACGGTTCTGGCGGTTCACCATCGAGCAGCCGTCCAGGTTGTTCCTGTCGTTGGCAGGCTTTCGGGCCTGTCTGCTCGCCGGTCGCCGGTAGAGGCAATGCGGTCTGTTGTTTGTTGCGCTGGTTGTTAAAGAGCGGCGGGTCTGGGTAGGCCCTGGCGCTGGGGATGAACCGCTGCGTTGAGTTAAATTTAGCTAGCGGCTAAAGATTCGTCAATAGCTCCAAGCTAAATAATTTAGCTATGGGTGAAATTATGCTTTCCGCTTCGACAGACGAAGTGACACGAAAGGGGGTTTTGCATTTTGCTAACTGTGGGTATGCTTACTTCCGATCACTGTACAAATATACAGCTATGGAGTAGAGGAAAATGGCGCGCGCACAAAAGCAGAAACAAGAACGCACACCAATCTCCGGGATTGAGCGGCTGAATTTGCGGGTTTCAAACATGATCAACCACCCCGTTGCGCAGTTGAACCGGACGGTAACGATTCACCGGCTAGATACGGACGGCGACAGAGAGTGGGACGAGGTGATGGGTGTTCTAGAAGAGGTCGACGGGATCGAGATAATTTTCAACGATGATCCTGAATCGGTCACCTTAAAATGGGAAGCAACGTCTGATAACGATGCCCAGGTAGAGCAGAGCGAGCTTGAGCCCATAGAGGAAGCGATTCCGTTCTAACGGGCACAAAAAAGCCCGCTGCTGAGCGGGCTTTCTTACAGCGGTTCACGCTTTGCGCGCGTTCCATATCAGCACGACTTTCGCATGGATGGCAACGTCGTCGATGCGTGCGGTCTGGTTTTCATAGTGTTGGTTGTCCGAGATCAACCTATAGTGCTCTTCATCCAGGCGCATGATGCGCTTGATGTACAGTTCGTGGTGCCAGGTCATCAGGTAGATGCCCTCGCCGATGAAGTCATTCACCCCCCGATCGACAATCACCAAGTCTTTGTCGTTGATCGTGCCTTCCATTGACTGACCCCATCCCGTGATCATCGCAAGCGCATTCGCAGCAGTGTAGGTGACCCCTTTTTCACGCAGGATTTCCTCTCGAACCACCAGGTTACGAACGGCCTCGTTGTACTCAGGCGGCACCTGTCCATGCCCCATTGCCGCTCTGACGTCATACTGCGGAATCAAAATCTCGTCGTTTGTTGGCCGTAGCCGGGCAAGGTTTGCTTGAAGAACAGGCCCTGGCCCGTCCTCCGGTTCTTCTGCTGCTGCGACGATACGGTCTCGCGCCTCGAGAGATAGCCCCTTGACCTTGGCAAGCATGCGCTTCACCTGCTCAGCAGCCGATGCTGAAGATCCCGGTGCAGGTATGGCGGCCTTGGCTTCGACGCCGCTCATAACTTGCGCGTCCATACCTTCATCGCTCGCTATTGAGTCAAACCAGCCTCGCGGCAGTTGCTCAATCCCCTCAATGCGCCGAGCAACGTCGTCCCCCAAATTTTTGGCGGTCTTGTCCGACAGGATCTGACTGAGATGCGCAGGCGCCATCCCCCAGCGTTCAGCGCAGGCGCCCTTTTTCTTCGTACCAATCAGTTTGATTAATTGGTGCTTGCGTATCGCGTAAATATCCATGCGCCCAAGGATGACAGCGTTTAGCTCAATGCTAAATGTGCTCACAGCTAAATATTCCTTGCTCCAATGTTAGCCCTAAGCTAAATTTCTCCTACGTTTCAGGAGATTCCTTATGAATGACCATCTGCGCGACTGGCTCGCAAACGCTGCTCCCAGCCGCCGAGAGGAAGTTGCCGTAGCCGCAAAAACTACTGTCGGCCATCTCTGGCAGCTCGCGGGCGGTCACCGTAAAGCTTCCGCAGAGCTCGCGGAGCGTCTGCAGGATGCCTCCGGCGGCGAGATCACGATCGCCGGCCTCCGCCCCGACCTGGTCGAACTCGCCCATAAAGTCCTACTCGGCGCCGCCTAAGCCGCTGAACAAATCATCGCTCACGCTTCGCTGGGCTTCTACGGAAACAAAACCGAGGTTTTACGAATGGAAAATTTCTTGAGGGCTTGCCACACCACCGTCAAGGAAAGCGGGGCGGAGGATCTGGCCGGAAAAATGTGCCTGGCTCACGTGAGCCTGCTGCAGCGATCCAACCCGGACAACGCGGCGCATCACCTGACCATTGAGCATCTGTTCGGCATCTTGCTGCACACCGGCGACATGCGGCCGTTGGTGACGCTAGCCGATCAGTTTGGTTTCGATCTCGTAGCCCGTGAGAAACCTTGCGCCAAACCCTTGATGGTCGCTCTTGGCCATTTGACGGCTGAGTGTGGCGATGTTGCTCGCTTGATCTTCGACGCCGCCGCAGACAACCACATCAGCCAGCACGAAAAAGCCCAAGGCCAGAAGGCCATCCAGGAAGCCGTCGAAGCGCTTCACATTCTGAGCGAGTCACTGAAGGCCGCCTGAATCGCAGGCACAAAAAAGCCGGGCTGCAACCCGGCTCTTTCAACAACTTGTAAAACACAGTGGGGCCATTATGAACATCAACACCGCTCCAGGCAATACCCGCCATGTCGCGACACTTTTGGGGCAATCTGAAAAGGTGTCGTGTCACACCATGTCGTCACGCGAGATTGCCGAACTCACTGGCAGCAGTCACGACAACGTCCTGAAAACCATCCGCGCTTACGTCGCGAAGGGTGTCGTTTCTTCAAACGACACCCCCTATGTCCACCCGCAGAACGGCCAGGTCTACCGTGAGTTCCTGCTGACCCAGCGTGACACCCTGGTGGTGGTCTCGGGTTACAGCGTCGAGCTGCGGGCCAAGATCATCGACCGCTGGCAGGAGCTAGAAGCGCAGGTCGGACAGTTCCAGATCCCGGCCACCTACGCCGAGGCGCTGCAAGCTGCTGCTGATCAGGCCCGCGACAACCAGTCGTTGCGCCTGGTGATCCTGGACCAGGAGCCCAAGGTAGCTGCCATCAAGCGACTTGCCGCCGCCGGCGGGGCGATCTGCATCACCGACACGGCCAAGCAGTTGCAGATCCAGCCATCCAAGTTGTTCGCCTGGCTCGAACAGCACCGTTGGATCTACCGCCGCAAAGGCTCAAGGCGCTGGGTCGCTTATCAGCCTCGCATCACCTCCGGCTACATGGTCCACAAGGTCACCGCACTGAAGCCAGACCGAGAGACCGGCATCGAGCGCGCCGCGTTCGACCCAATGATCACCCCCAAAGGCCTTGCCTACTTGGCCGAAAAGAATATCGGAGCCTCGCTGTGAGCGTTCAAGCAATGTCATGGGCGCTATCGCTGCCCGTTCAAACCCTGAAGGACTCCAGCGCCCGGCACGTGCTGCTGTGCCTTGCCAACTATGCCGGGTCCAACGGCACCGGTGCTTTTCCATCGGCCACTACCCTGGCCCAAGACACTGGCCTGTCCGAGCGCACCGTACGTTACAAGCTGGACGCCCTGGAAGAGTCGGGCCTGATCAAGAAGGGAAACCAGGCTATCGCCGCGGTGCACATCGATCGACACGACCGGCGACCGGTGGTCTATGACCTTCAGCTTATACGGGGTGCAAATCCTGCACCCCGCTCAGAACGGGGTGCAGATGACGCAACGGGGTGCAACTCACAACAGAACGGGGTGCAGCC